ATCATCACCGCGAACGATAGCATCTTTGAGCTTGGCAATCTTACGTCCGCCGATTTCTTTGAGAGCTTCCACGGGGAGCTATTCAATCTCCTCAAGGATCAGATCGAAGCCTCTCGTGTAGTCACGGCGGCAACCCTTCTCCATGATGCTCAAGACGCAGTGATATGGGGAGACCTCAAGGCGTCCCAGTATCTCGCCAAGCTTGAGGCCGACGCCCCACCAGCTAGGATAGCGCCTGAGTTATCCCGTACCGTCCAAGACGTGGCGCTCAAGAGGCGGATCATTATCTCCGCCGAAGAAATCTCAAGGCGTGTCCTTGCGGCTCCGGTCTCCATCTCAGCGATTGAACTTCGTGATGATATCGATGAGGCAATGGCGGGACTATTCCAATCCACTGAGGATATGGGGATAGCCCACGCGCCAGTAGTCGGGGATAAAATCCTCGACCGGCTCAAGGTGTCCACCGCCCCCACCGGCCTCAATGTCGGGCTTACTGGGGTTCAAGACCTCATAGGGGCCTTGCAGCCCGGTAGGCTCTATATGATTGGGGCTCCGCCCGGAGGTGGTAAGTCCGCACTCATCGCTCAGATAGCCCGCTACATCGCACAGCAGGGACGCACCAGCCTCATATGCTCACCTGAGATGGGAGCGGAAGAGATCGTTGAACGCCTTCTGTCATCCGATACCGGCATCACACCATCAAAGATCGAACGATCCGTGGTGGATAATTCCGAATATGAACTCCTATGGAAAGCCAATGAAGCAACACGAGAGGGTCAGCTATTCATTGATCCTTCATCCAAGCCATCCGTTCCCATCATTCGAGGCCGGGGACTCCGGAAGAAACGAACCGGGGGGCTTGATGCAATCTTCATCGATCACGTCCACTACCTATCCAAGCCGGATAGGCGGATGTCCGACAATGAGGCGCTTGATCAGAATCTCGGAGCCCTCAAGGCCCTGAGCCGCGATCTCGGGCTACCCATTGTCATCGCGTGCCAGTTCACCGCCGCCGCCCTCCGCGATCTGGCTCAGTGGCCACACCGGAGAGCCAACCAAGGTGATCTCCTATTCTCAGGAACTATCGAACGACACGCCGATGCTATCCTCCTCCTCCACAGGGCCGAGTATTTTCTCAGCCGCAGTGAACCGGAGAAATCAGATAAGAACTATCCAGAGTGGAACACCCGTAGCCTAGACGCTGAGAACAAGGTCGATCTCATCCTCACAAAACGGAGAGGCGGCAAAGGCTGGGGGAGAAAGACAATCTACTTTGAACCCGAGCGGGTTAAGTTTCATGACAACCAGTTCTGGGTATCGAAGGAGAAAAAATTCGCGCTTGAACCGTACTAGCTATTTCTTCCCACCGATTAACTTACCAATGGCCCGTCCCGTAACAGTCTTGTTGAAATTACCACTCATAATAGGTTTAAGAGTGTTCCTCTTAAAATCAGCCGCGAAATTCCCAGTGTAAATTGCCCCGGACGGGCCAACCGTATAACCCATAGGTTTAGGTGTCTTTGATTTCTTTGCCATATCCGTCTCCTCAGTTGGGAGAACATACCACTTTTTTTTATTATAGCAATTCCCTAGCCCTCTCAAACAAATCGCTGGTGGCTCTCTCAACTCCCGGTGCACCGTGGCAAGCATGGTAGCAGAGCCCCCACGAATCACATTCATCGAATGTCTGAGCCGTAGCCCCCATCCGCTGAACCATATCTCGGGTAGCCTTCTTGATCCACTGGCTATCGGCCCCGTCAGGGCGCTTGGGTAGCCGTAGAGTGGCTCTCCATGATCGGGGCCAATACCCCTCAGTAGGCAGAGAACTCCGGGCAGCGGCCATTAGAATCGCCCCCTTCACACGCTGAAGAAAATGGATTGTTTTTTGATTTGACAGCATCCGGGCGGGCTTCCCAGCCTTCAACTCTCGGATCATATCCTGCGTAGGATCGTAAGGTTCCTCGAATACGATTAGGTCTGGCTCATATTGCCGGATCAATCCAAGAGCACCATCCTCAATAATGATTAGGCGCTCACCCTCTTCGGGTCTCTTTGGCGCTTTGAAATGTCCACTCGACCAATCCGGGAGATCAATCGATGTTCCCCCAAACGTCCACCCGGTTGTCGTTGCCGGATCAAATGCTAGAACTTTAGTCATTGCCTATCTCCCATAAGCAAAAGGGGTTGGAAGCCGAACCCCAACCCCTCCGCGCTACACCTCCGGGAAAACCAGTAAACCCAGAAGGCTCATGCCTCTATTGAAGGGAAGCTCCACCGATGGGGATGATCTTGCCCTCCATCTGGGGCTTGTCATCTTCATCGTCATTGACGGACGCCCTTGCATTCTTTTCGATCTCCGCCTTGGTCGCAGCATCGAATAACGGAAGAGTGCTTTCATCCAACACCGTGAGCCGATCAAATTCCTGAAGGACAACTGTATCCTCGATAGTCCCACGCTTGCCCATCGCCTTATCAAGATGATCAAGCTCAACCATCTTTTCCCGGAAGGCTTTTACCGAGACCCCGGCGCTTTCGACCTCGCCCACAACGCGATCACGGGCTTCCTTCTTGATCTTACCGGCCTCAAGGTTTGCCTTCTTTGCCTCAGCGTCCGAACTAACCCATGACGAACGCCACTTAGCCAGCTTCTTTTTCAGATCATCATCAGCCATCTCGTAACCTCTTGTTGTGGAACCGTATCCAATCCGCCAACCCAATCTCACCGGAACTCGCCACATAAAAAAGCTTCATCAGTTCATAGTTAGGTGGTTTTATTCCAGTTAGATGACGGTACAGATATAAATAATTAACATCCGCATCATACGCAAATGAGGTGAGATCGAAGGGGAAAACCGCCCGCCCATCTTCCTTATTTTCTAGCGGATAATTCTCTTTGAGCCATTTATATGGGGACATTAGGAATGATTGCCATACCGGATAGGATTAATCAACCCCCAACCACATCCTTAACCCGACTCTCAATCACCTCAATCCCAACGGTCTCATCCGGATGGTCAACCATCCACTGAACCACCGTCTCCTCCAAGGCTTTAGCCTCGGCTTTCTCACGAGTTAAGCCGCCGTCGAACTCCATAATCCCGGCCCGCTCGTCGTAGAAAGCTTTGTAGTCCTCATTCGTCACCGATAGTGTGTCCTGAGTGAATAAAGATCGGCTACAAAATTAAAACTAATCCGTGGAATATCAATGCGGAAGGTCGTTAACTTCATTTCCTCATCAATAGACCCCATTGATGGGGCGAGACTAATCTCAACCCTATTAAGCGCCGCCTTCTTAAAATCTTCCGTAATCCTTTTCTTAAATTCTTCCTCAGCGGTCTCAACAAAATGATCCTGTACCTTATGAATACCACGCGCCACGTCTTCGGCTATGATATCAAACGCCGCAGTTCTCAACTGGTTCAAGGGGGCCGCGTGGGCTTGCTCCGCCTCTCGCCTAGCTTGATTAGTTTGCACCCTTAAAATTCTGTTCTCCTCGCGATCAACCTTAGCCTCCCGCTCTCGTCTAGCCGTCTGTAGCCTCTTCCAATTTTTCATTCCATCCTCCTCTATTCGGATAATTCAAACCGGCTCATATCCAACCCAGCCCGCTTGAACCTATGCCACTGAGCCGCGCTTACCGCCAAAGGCATTTCACCTCCCGTCTCAGGATCGGGACGCTCCATCCATGCAACGTGAGCCAGCGTCACCGGCTGAGGTAACGGGTCAAAGCCATTTTCCCATCTTTTGGTCATCAGACAAACCCAACTTGTTCAGCTTTCCAGCCAGCCAACCTAAAACTAACCACGTCACCGTACTTAGCTGTTCGTTCAATCTTCAGCATATCTCCTCCATGAATTAAAGACCGGGGTATCCACGCCTCATAGTGCGGAGGCTTTATCCCCTTCACATAGATAGCCTTCCCCGGTACGTCAGGGGTCTTCCGTAAGATAACTTCTACCAGCCTATAATCATCTCTCATCGTTGCTTTCTCCATAGGTAAAGCCTTTTCATCCCCAAGGAACACTTGGCCGGGAGAGGTGGTTCCCGAAAGGCTTTCGCCCGGACTACTTAGGGTCATCCCCACACCTCCGAGAGCTACCCAAGCTCTTGGAAGAAGGCGTCCAGCCGAAGCTGTTCCTAGGGTCGCGGGTCGTCAGGCTAGACGTTGCCCGCACTGGTTGAGAATTTAACAACGGCTTCACAGACCGCTTACCCGGATGATCTCACATCAATCAGCCATGCTCTGTGACGGGGACATGATCATTAGCGGACCCGTCGATTAAAAACGCTTTGGGGGAGGTGCTGCTTGCTTTTCTCAGGCTATGGGCCTATGTCGAAAAGGCTCTTAGAGCAACGTCGCCACCACGACGTTTTAACGGGCTGGCTTTGGAAACATGGGCCAGCCCGTTTTCGTTCTAGCTTTCTCAATTGATTTCCGCAAGCCCAATTCCACTTCTTGCATTCTCCACTCAAAATGCTACATAGGGTTTGCTTGAGCTTGATCTCCCAATCGACCCAAGCGCCACCCTTCGGGGTGAAGAAAGGATCGCTCCCCCTCCCGGTGCGGTCCTTTTTCTTTGGATAATCAACTTTCCGTAAAGTGTCATGGGTGTTGACGTTCTTTTCTTGTACTAGTATGAAACTACTGCGGTCGCCACCGCTTTACGTCAAAGTTCGACGTGTCATTGGGCCACTCCTCTCGCCGGGGGTGGCCCTTTTTTTATTTAACCTCTTGCAAAATCATTTCCGAAGGTGCAAATAGATTGCATAGGAACAAAACTGGGACGAGATAGGAGATCACCCCATGAATTATTCAACCGCAGTCTTTCTGATTAACAAGTCGGTTCGCGCCGTCCTTTGTAGTTACGAGGACAATGGCGGGACAACCATGTTCAAGACATTTGATGAGACCATTGCCGTTGATGATCTTGTTGTTGTCGAGACAGACACCCGCCACAAGATGACGGTGGTCAAGGTGACTGAGGTTGATTACGACTTCGACTTCGACATTCAGAAGGATGTCAAATGGATTGTCTCCAAGGTCGATGGTGAAGCCTACCAAGCTATCCTCGATCAGGAGAAGGTCGCAATCTCCCGGATCAAAAAGGCCGAGCTTCGAAAGAAGCGGGAAGACCTCCGCGATGCGCTTTATGGCGACTATGCGGATGAGCTTGAGACATTGCAGATCGGGGCTACCCCTCAGACGCCCATGCCTGACGAAGCCCCGCAGCCGCCGTTGTCCCCAGACTTTAGGGACCGATAAGCCTTATATGAATTGGTCTTAACCTCGTGCCTTTAGTCTCAGAGGAGAGGCCCGTACTTGGCCATGCGTCCAAGTAATTGCCTTGATATAGTATCAAGCCAATTAAGCAGGATGGAGGGGGACTCAGCGTGAGACAGAATGGCGTAGCTGACCCCTCAAAGTCCTAATGGCTAGTTGTCCCAAATGCGGCAAGCGTAAGATACGCAAGAAGCCTAACGGTCTGAGGGAATGTAGACGATGCGGGGCGTTACCCGGAAACAATCATTGTGATCGAAGCTGGAACTGGGAGGCAGAATTGACACTAGGTGAATTTCATTCCGCGATCAGGGTGCTGCGAAATATCAGCCCCGGAATCTTGTATGAGATGGAAGTCCTACCTGAGAACGATCAACGTGCGTTTGAACATTTCAGCCAAGACCCCGTTGGTTGGTTCATCAACGCTACGGACAATCAGGTTCGCCGTGTCTGGGAGTTGATCCAGCATAACCAACCGGATGAATTTCTTATCACCGAAGATTCAGAGAGACGGAATATCCAATGACGGACAAAGTTAAGATCGATAAGGATGGAATGTATCCGAATGTCGATATCGAGGATTATCACGGAGACCTTTGCGTTGGGTTTTCCACCAGCCACTCCCCGCTTGAAACCCTCTTCGCTAAAAGCCCTGCCCACTTTTGGGATCAATCGTGGATGAATGAGGACGCTGAAGAGCGCAAGGTTACGGACGCGATGAACCTTGGAAGGGCGTGCCATCACCTCTTCATGGGTGAGAAGAATTTCAACAAGCACTATGTCCGCCGTCCCGAGAAGGCTCCGGATGGCAGCGCTTGGAATGGGAATAAAACCATCTGCAAGGATTGGATAGCCAAGCAGAACAAGGACAACCTCACCATCATCTCCCCCGATCAGATCGATAAGATCGTGCGGATGAAAACCTCACTTGAGAAGGAGCCAATGGTTCAGGCCGGGGTTCTATCCGGACAGGTGGAGCAGTCCTTTGTATGGAAGGATAAGGAGACGGGCATATGGCTCAAGGCCCGCCCTGACGTTATCCCATCTCAGGACACTGGCGACTTTGCCGATCTCAAATGCGTGAGTGATATCTCCGACAATGGGATTATGAAGATCATTGGGAACTTCGGATATCACAGACAGGCGGCGCTAGTTCTTGAGGGGGCTCACCACGTTCTTGGTACTCCCCTTGATCTCCGTGGACCGGGAGAAAATGGTATGTCCGTCTCTCTCGTATTCATTGAGACCACCCGGCCTCATTGCGTAGAGGTTATCACCATCCGTCCCAGCGATCTCAAAGATGGGATGGAAGAAAACCGTCTAGCTCTCAATCTCTTGAAGAGGTGCCTTGATGATGGAGAGTGGCCGGGTCCATCTGGATATCAGAGAGACGCCCGTTATGCCGGGATCACAAAGTGGGTCTCTGAGAACAATGCCTATCGATGCAAACAGATTGAAAGCTTCCTCGCAGTTGGCGGGACGAAAGCTCCAACGGAGATTGGATAATGAACGACACACCTAACGTCCCTGCCAAGATGAAGGCGAGCGATATATCGGTTGCCTCTCAAGGCGTTAACTTCGGCAACGCCGGGGATATGATGGCCTTCGCAAACATGATGGCTCAGTCCTTACAAGCCGTTCCAAAGTCGTTCCGGAATGCTCCCGGTATGTGTCTCAAGCTTGTGGATGACAGCATAAGATTTGGGATGTCTCCATTTGCTTTGGCGTCCGGAGCCTATGTGGTGAACGATCAAGTGGCTTATGAGGCAAAGGTTCTCTCCGCTATTATTCTTGGTCGTGCTCCCATTCAGGACCGTCCGGACTATGAGTTCACCGGAGAGGGGAAGGCTCGATCTTGCACGGTTATCTTCAAGACTTTGAACGGCAAGACCATCAAGCATTCATCCCCGAAGCTTGAGGATATTACTCCACAGAACTCTCCGCTATGGAAGTCGGACCCGGATCAACAGCTATCCTATTACACAATCCGAGCGGCTTCCCGGCGTCATTTTCCCGACATCCTCATGGGCGTCTACGATATGGAGGAAGCGGCAGTTGCGCGGATGACAGTCATTAACCCTGAGAGTTCTGGGTTAGTGGGTCGCCTCTCTAAGGGTAATGCCGGGGATGGGTTTGACCCCAAGCAGGTCGATCAAGAGTTGAAGACGACCGAAGAGAAGGTCGAGGAAGATACAAATCCTGACGCGACCGTGCTTGTTGAAGAGATTGAAGCTAGTGAGATCGATGCCGGTGAGATCGAGAAGGATCAAACAATCACCCTTCTCAAGGTCTCTCTCCTCGCGGCCACTACCCAGAATGAAGTCCACGTCATCTCGGATGATGTATCCGAAACCCTGAAGTATCTGGATCAAGAGGATCAAGAGACCGCCAAGGGTTTGATTGAGGAACGGATGGCAGAACTAAAGAAGAAAAAGTGATGGGACCGTTTGTAACTGAAGAAGCCGCAAGTGAAATTGCCTGTCCTCAATCAATAGGATCAAACGCTGGGACATCTCCATGCTTGGGAGCAATCTGTATGGCATGGCGCTGGCGCTTTCTCATGCCCAACGAGGGCTTCGAGGATGCCATGAAGACCTACGTTTCCACAAAGTCCAAGGAGATGATTAAGAAAAACGGTAATACGATCTCCGTCGCCAGCGCTGAGAGCATCGCCGCACGGGGAGCCGCCGAGTATGTGATAAAGAACCGGGCGGAGTTTGGTCTACCCGTGGTTCCCTTTGAGGGCTATTGCGGTCTGGCGGGGGTGCCGAGTAGCGCGGAGGTAAAGTGATGTTCTGGGGTTGGATCAGATGCCACCTCTGGGACTTTTTCAACGAACGTAAACATTACCGTAAAGCCAAAGCCGTTGATAAAAAATACAGGGAGAAATTCAAGTGATTGACCTCATCGCCTTCGTAGATTGCGAGACCAGTGGGCTCTGGCGTAGCAGCCTTCCCGCCGATGACCCATCCCAGCCCCGGATGCTTCAGCTATCCTGCAAGGTGGTGGATGGAGAAGGATGGGAGGTAAGTCAATTCGCCCGTCTCATTAAGCCTCAAGGTTGGTCCATAGAACCGGAGGCTGAGAGGGTTCATGGTATTTCTGAGGGGGACGCCTACCAAGCTGGCGTAGAGGCGTGGTTCGCGCTCTCTGAGCTTCGTGTGTCTCTTAAGAATGCCACCCGAGTAGTTGGCCACAATATTCAGAACTTTGATCGGCAAGTTATTACCAATGAGATAGTTCATGCCAAAGGTGGGGGAGGGTGGTGGTCATCCAAAGCAAAAATTATCTACGACACAATGGAACACGCCACCCCTATCTTGAGCCTCCCCGGTCACTGGGGCGAGGCTAAGTGGCCAAGCCTTCAGGAAGCTGTTCAATATTTCGGACGGGACGTCACATTTAATTACAACAAGTGGAGCACTTGGGAATCAGATCACACTGCACAGGGAGATGTGGGAGCCACCGAGTTCATCTATTGGGAAATTATAAAGCGGGAGATGCGACATGGTTGAGTTCTTTATCCCATTATATTTTGGGTTCGGGATCATAGCTGGGGGGTGCTTGATGCTCATCACCTATGAGGAATGGCCCATGATAATAAAGGATCACGGGGTCTATATGGTTCTGTTCCTAATCATTTTTCTCATCATCTTCATCTGCACTTGGCCATATAGCTTGTTCAAATTCATAAGGTTATGGAAATGAGTTCTCGTATCGTAAGACCGGACACAGCTTTCCCACTATCCAACGGGCCAAAGAAGCGCCCACGCAATGAGGATAAGCGACACCTCGACTTCATACGGGGTCTCCCCTGCCTTCTATGCGGAGCGAGGAGTGAAGCCGCTCACGTTCGCTACGCGGGTAGTTACTATGGCAAGGGAGAGACAGGGGTGGGGCGTAAGCCGGATGATCGATGGGTAGTTCCCCTATGCTCCGAACACCATCGAACCGGCCCTGACGCCCAGCATGGAACGTCGGAAAAAAACTGGTGGAAAAAGATGGGGGTCAACCCTCTCATTGCCGCCGCGCTTCTCTACTCCGCCTCAAGTGTGGACGATGAGGAAGCCGCAAAGATGATCTGCCAATTAGAATGGGTACATGATTGATGACCACGCCCAAACAAATAGACCTGATGACCTTCATTGAACGGTACATAGATGAGATCGGGTGCGCCCCAACCTTTGATGAGATGAAGGCTCATCTGGGTCTCGCATCCAAGTCCAATCTCCACCGGCTATTGGAGTGCTTGGAAAAGGATGGATTGATCAAGCGTGAATACAATGCGGTAAGAGGCATTCATGTCGTCAAGCCCTCCGAGAATAAGTTCCCTATCCCTATCCACCTCGCAAGTCAGCTTAGGGACTACGCATCACAGCATCACACCACCCCCGCCGCTGTCCTCGCTGAGGCAGTCACGGCTTATTTAGGATTGGAACAATGAACGATCTTTTTGATGCAGCCGAAAGCCAACGCCGTAAGGATGATGGCATGGCCATTGCCGCAGAAGCCCGTCCGACTGATCTGGAATTGGCAAAGGTAATAGCCTTCGAGTTAGCCAACTCTGAAGGCCACGTCCACTCGGACATGGTTATGAAAAAGATGTTTGAAAACTATGGAATATCTACCCTCGGGAATGCGGCGGGGTCTCTCTTCAAGGGCAAGGAATGGTGGTTCACAGGCTTGAGGATTAAATCCGAACGGAAGAGCGCCCATAGAAGAGAATTGAAAGTCTGGCGGAGGATATAAAAAAGGCTGACCCGAAGGCCAGCCAAGTTGGGGAGGAATGATCTTTAGATATCTGAGAACTCGGGCGGGCGCAATGTTTTATGCGCTCCTCCTTTTTGCTGCTGGTGGGGTGAACTTAGGCTTTCGCATTGGGGTAAAAACCTGCCTACGCCAAGCCTCAAACATATGGGTTTCATATTCAACCCCGGCAACACTGAAGTCCGCCCCATCAATCACGCCTAGATACACAGCCACCCCCGGCCCCCACCGGCAGGACAAGCCAGCTACTTTCATCGCGGCGTCGACGTCGTTGTTAACGGCCTTGTCATTGTCCTTCATAACAATATTCATAAGGCTTATCGCGTAGGGAACCTCGCTTATAAGAAGGCAGTTGACCCCATTAACGGGCATGAACGGCTGGGGCATTGTCTGGGCAATAGCTGGGGGAAGCCACAAAAGAATGGTCAGGGAGAAGGAGATGGCCGCGATGAGATTCCTCATGGGATGCCCTCGATAGTTTACTTCACTAGCTCGCTAATCCCTTGACCTTGGTTTTCTAACTCGCGCTGAATAATCCGCTGTTGATATTCGAGAAGCTTGGGGAATGGCGGGACAACAAACGTCCCGTATAAATTGGTAATCCCCCAGAAGAAGCTTCTGTATTTTGCTATCCCGGAGATCGTGTCGCCTTCTCTAATTCTCTCCGGAAGAACGGCGGCATATCGAAGAGTTCTGCACTCACCGGCTTTATAACTAATTGATCCAGACCCGACCTCAACGCCAGCATCAAGGTCCATGACATTGAACAGGGTATAGCTTGGCGACCCATCACGCGGAGTCACAACAAACGATGCTCCATCCCATTTCGGCCCCGGCCTCCAACGGCACACATCCAGCTTCCACCCAACCTCACGGTCTCCGATAAAGACAACCGTCGATGTTTCTGCCTTGCTTAATACGGGGATTGAATTATCAATGGCGGGAGCCAAGAACCCCAGAGAGAACGCCGCCATTATCAGGACCAATGATGTGAGCGGTCTGTCAGCAGTTGCAAGGATCGTCTGCTGTATCTTCATTGCCCCAAGTTCACCATCCAAAGTCCGATCCCAGCCAAAGAGGATTTGATCGAACCCCATCCAATAACAATAGCCGTTATAACTGCGGCCACTCCACCCCACATACGTCCGTTACGGGCCAAGCGCTCTCTAAATTCCTTCCAGAATTTCTGACGCCTGACAAACTCGCGGAGGATGTCTCTCTCTTCAGGGGTGAAGGCTTTGACCAGACGCTCTTCAACGCCATCCCATTCTTCTTCCTCTTCCGCCATTATTTCCTACCCTGCCGTACAAATGCCATCCCGATTTTCTCAATCGGTCTTCCCCCGAAGTAGGCAAGCACCATAATCCCTGCCCACTCATCCATAGGGGACGGCAGAGCTAGGATAGACTGTGAGTGAAAATACATACTGTCCGCTATGATCGCAGCCCAGTAGATAGCCAGAGGCCAAGCGAACATGGGGCGGATTAATCTGGTGGACCAATGAGATTGCTCAGCGATAATAATATCACGCTGTGCCTTGCGGCTCTCGATCTCAGCTAGGAGGTGGGACTGGGCTACGTCCGCAGCTATCCTGTCCCCGTCATTAGCGGCAGTGAGCTTCGCCTTGTAAGCTCCGATCACACCATTAACGATAGGCCCCGATAAAAACTTAGCGAGGAAGGCAAACATTAGCTATTAGGAAGCCAGTAGACCCCGGCCATCGTTCCCACTTCAATAATCGTATCGACGATAAAGGGATCAAACCCGGTGAACAACCCGTCCGTAAAACGATTAACAACCAGCATCAGCATTCCGACGCCCGCTGCAATCAGCTTCCGATATCGTGACATGGCTCACTTCCTATGTCGGGCTGCGCTTTCTCAAGATGACGCCACGGTAGCGCCAAACGAGCGATGTTGCAAGAATTGCAACCACAACCCCTACGCCCCATACAAGCGCCTGTGAGGCGATCTCTATGCTTTCGGGGGCAACCGGCCCCATAAAGACCTCAGACCCGCCAGCGCCCGCCCCTGTGGCTCCACCGCCACCTATAGCAACCTTGGTGGATAGTTTGGCGGAGACAGCCCGAGCAAGGGTAGCTCTAGTCGCTGGGCCTACGACCCCATCGGTTGCCAACCCCTTCTCGGCTTGGAACCTCATAACCGCTATGTTCGTATTGCTCCCGGCGAACCCATCAATCGCTCCCGTATAATATCCCAGCTTCTTCAACTGAGTTTGGTATTCCTTAATCCGACTATCGTCATGGCTGATTGAAGGAATCGATGTCGCCTCTCCATAGCTTCCATGAAATGTGAGGCTGATCTCAGCGTTGCGGCGAGAAACCAATCCCTTAACTACCCTGCCGCCCGCCTTGTTCCACATGGCAAACCGTCGCTTGGAATCCTCCATAGCCCCGGCCAGATAAAACTTCACCCATGAGGCTTTGAATATCCCTCCCGTGTTCATATCGAAGCTAGACCCACCATCATGGGCATACTGCGGGACATTAGGCAGGGCCTTACTCACCCTCACATCGAACTTGGCCATATCCTTACGGAGGATTTCCAAAGCCTCGTCGTTCGTTATCCTCATCCCCGGCGTTACCTTCGGAGGAACCCCGGAAAGATTAGTGTGGCCATGCCCAATCGTCAGGACGCCAACGATATCCCGGTAGGCAAGAAGAACCTTACCCTCCAATCTTCCTATAAAAGCTATCCCATCTTCAGAAGTCGCTGCCATCACATACCCGCCTTTACCCTTTGACAATATTTAGTGCATCCCCTGAATTTGGAATGAACCCCGAGATTGTAGAGAGAGATCGCCGCGTTCACATTACCGTGAGCTTTTTTCAAACCCTTCTTATAATACAGATAGGCATACTTTACGTTCGTCCGAGCGGATTGAAGCGTTGAGCATTTGCCCTTGAACCCTACCTCGCGAGCCGTCTGACATTTGATCTGACCAAGGCCCCATTCCCCCGCCGCCCCGCGACTAACCTTCGGATTACATCCAGACTCATGCCAAAGGATTGCACGGAAAACCTTGTCCCGAGAATACCGTGAACAATCTGACTCCCCCGCTAGAGCGGAGATCGTAAGACCTAAAGATAAAATGATGAACGCCAAGACGGTACGGGCCATAAGCCCTCCAATCTATGTAGCGGCTATCAATACGGGGATGATCCGCATCCGGCCAACGAGAACCGTTGAGATGGTGCTATCAGAGAAGATTACCTCAGCCTCATGGTAAAATTCACCAGTAAGACTTTCGGTATCCGACCCGGCAAGAGTGATCTCGAATACACCATTAGGTCCATCCGTAATTGAAATCCCGGCTGAGGTCGTCTTAGAAATATCCGCCGTCTTGCCCTTGGACTTCGACGCTTGCCACTTGATCGTAGCGCTTGTGATCACAACCGCATCACCATCCGAATCCTGAACCGTAACGGAGAGTGTCTTGCTGTCACCTTGATATATTTGGAAATCGGTAGCCATATCCAACCCTCAGTTCAAATGCCATATACCATGTTTTTTCCCATTAACATTACTCACATCCCCTTCGTCTTTCCTATAAGGGATATGGTGGAATCGTGTCTACCAGTTAGAACTATTGTTGATTCATGGCTTGCGCCCAAGGAGATTGAGGAAGAGTGAGACCCGAGAAGGTAGGAGAAGTTGGACTTACGAACCACGCGAGCCACGCCCGCGATCACCGCCGCCCCGAGAGAGACGGCCTTCATTCCCAATAGGCCAATTACCGTAGCCGCTCCGACCGAAGCACCAACCATTGCAGCGGTAGCGGATAAAGCCCCGCTCACAGACCCAACCCCGACAGAGGCCCCCACTAAAGCGCCCGCCGCCACCAATTCCCCGGAAGTAGTCGCCTCGCCCGTAGACGCGCCAACCGTGTGCCCATAAGGGCGGAGAGCTAAAGTTATGGCCCGCCAATCATCCGTGGCCCCTCCAAATTCTCCGGGGTTTTCCGCAGCGGGGGTGGCAAGTAATTTAGATGATATTAAAACAACAGCGTTATTTGCCGTCGGCCCGATTTCTGACGTTGCCATCGAGGCAAAATTAGAATACCCGGATTGAACCGAACCTAAATCGGTCTCATCATCTAAAAACCCACAGGCAACAATCAGAGTATTATTAGAGATAGGGGTTATGCTTGGGGGGTTTGGCTGATTTGACGAACCGTTCGCGGTTGTCTTTGCAACATCAAGTGGGGTTATACGGTCTACCCCACCCCAGACCTGAACAACAACCGCCGATGGCGCATTGTCGCCTGACTTAACGGAAACGACTGTATCCGGGCTGCTATCCATTATTTTATAAGAGGCCCGAGACCCGGGATTGCTTTGATTAGGAGCGTATTCGTCCGTATACCCGGATGTCTGAACACCATCGCCATTTATGTTATCATCACAGGCTTCAAGAACAATTACAAAGTCACCCTCAACGGGTGGCCCCGGCAAGGTAATGTCTGCCGTGCCATCTATCTCCTGTGTTGCGGAGCCGACAAGAGTGAACCCCACAGGTCTATGTCTCAGTGATGGTTGATGCTGTCGTGATCGAAGGAGTAACCCCGGAAGTTACCGTAATATTTGGGGTTAGAGTCCCGTAATAAAATAGCTTTCCCGCCCCCGAAGTCGCGGACCCCAACCCAAAATGAGTAACCGCCGATGTTCCGCCCGTCGCCTCCGGGAATGAAATATTTGCCACCGGAGTAGCTACTCCCGAAGTTGCAACAGAAAATCCTGATGTCGTCCTTGCCACCGCCGTCCGAGCATATCCCCCATAGGTGGCTTCATTTGTCGTTTGGTCGCCTGTTTCGCCGGGGTCCGCCGTATGAAGGGACGCCTGAATAAACGTCAAAGGGGACGATGAAGCATTATCAAACACATTGGCAAGAGCCGTAGCATTGAGCAAAATCTTCAGGATATCGGCCTCGTACACATTAGCTTTTGACATCACCCGGTCTCCTTCAAGGGTAGAGCCACCACTTTCGAGGTGAACACTTTCGGCGTCATTGTAACCTTAACCCTGCCGTCCACAATTTGCCGATCAACTTCTAGCGTATCATATCCATATAACTCATCGCCACTGCTTCTGTCAGTCATGGACGATTGATCAGAAATCAAGACCTGCATACCGCGCTGCATCGCCCGCCCAATCCAATACTCACAACATGGTCTGCCTCCCGGAGCGTCATTGGAACCGTCCGCTGCGAAGTCCAATCCAAAGAGAGAGAGCTTCGCGCAATCCTTCCCATCCGATAATGCGTGCATCGCCACCGCAAACGCTATCGCATAGGCCGCGCTGTTATTCAGGTAATCCCACCCGCCATAATTAATCACGTCCTGAAGTGGGTAGTCCACCAGACAAGGGAAATCCGGATGGGACCGAGAGGTATAGACGGGGCCGGGATGATGTCTCAACCACTCGACCATCGCCTTAATCTTCGGAGTGTCATCCTTCATCGTCAGGCGGACATCATCCATGTGGAATACACGATCATGGTCCAGAATATTCCCATAGGTGTTGATCACCCAAGTCTCATCACAGAACGCATGACGGCCCCCAAGGGCCTCCATCAGATTAATGTAGTGGTGGGAGGAGGGGCCGAGCCCAACTATGGCGACGTGGTTGAGGGTCATTGAGGAAGGAACCTAGATTGTGGGGTGGTGGTAAATTTACTCTTACCCAAACCGTCGCCCATAGCCCTAGCCCTAGAGCTTAAAACGAGGAGGTTGGTCTCAGGGCCTTCCTCAAGCAACCGTTCTTTAACATCCGGCCACACCGACTTAACCCCCTCAAAGGATAGGACACCAATCTTATTAAGACGACGCCCAAGTTCTTTGGATATCTCAGGAGAGATTTCCTCAATGGTATCCAAATACAAATCCGTCTCCATGATCTCTCTGCCAGCCCATCCCGGCTCGCCAACGACAATCAAGGAGTTCCTAGTTTCAGCCATCGCCCATCGGGAAAGCTGGTCTTGAACCATCCAAGCCTGTGTTGGGTTCAAAGCAATCTCCTTGCCCATTAATATACCCGTGATATTGCGTTGGGTTATTTGCCGTCTCATCCCTGAAAAGGTTTTAAGCATATCGCTTGTACGACGAAGAGGATGAACCCTTTTCTCATCGGCGCTCTTTAGCATATTCAAACTGGTCCAGATTTTCTCATCGTCTCTTAGATCATCGTAATGATCCTCAGCGAGAGAAAGATTGCCTTCCTTAATGAGGTCTTTATAGGTCGCACTCTTCCGCTCTAGCCTAGCCCCCGTCCTTCCAGCTAGATCGTAGAAGGTCGCGGCGGAGTCCCCGCCCCGTGCGAAGTTTTTCACAAACCTTCCGACTATCGGCCAGTCTGTTGTTTGATGAAGACCCCTCTGGTCATTAAACATCCCATTGGACAAGTTCAATAAATCACGACCCCAGCCACCTGTCTGTCCCATGATAACATGGTCGATTTTAGCGGGGGACATATTGAATGCCTCGCCCATCACTTTGGAAAGCTCAGACGTGTATGTGTTGTATTGCCGCCAAGCCTCCAGCCCTAACTTATCCGGTGGGACGATGGGACGGTCTCTGAAGTTGTCATAATTATATGCGATCTCTAGTGGGAGCATGAGGCCAATTGGCTCTGTCGGAACCATTAGGGTGAAATAAAGGGACTCTCTCCATTTCTCAAACCATATGGGGTTCTCCTCGAAGATGCCCTCCATAAGGCGCTCTCCAAAATTAAAGAAGGTGGCTAATTCAAATCCCTTTGGAGCAACCCACCATTCCCCATTAACTTTTATCATCCAATGTGTTGCCCTGAAGTAATCAGAAGCATTCTGATATTCTTCATCATCGCGGTTCAACATATGGAGCATTGCGGAGAGCCCCGTGATAATCGCGACTTTAAGCCAGAGCTTTAATCCCTTCTTTAGCCCACGCCTTTCGGTCTGTGTCATAGGGACACCCTGAAAATGCTTAATCACAGGGACTAAATCTGTCACACTTGCCCGAGTGAATTTATCCAACCCCTGTATTGATGCGTTAAGGAATGTTGTAACCTTCCGGAGAGCAACAGTTTTTGAACCGCTCTTGCCAAAGTCCATGATGTCACGAGCAATATAAGTTGCCTCTACGGCAGCTTCATACTCAGACAAACCTCGCTTCATCGCCGCCTTTTTATGGCGCGAGAATACCGCGAGCCTTGTCCCGGTTTCGGTCACTTCCGTTAGCTTCAAAGTCTCCCGCAAATCCTTAAATCTGCGGAACGAATACCCCTTCTTTTGAAATGCTTTTAGGTTCTGGCCGATCCTAGTTTGATCGAGTGAATTGGTATTAGCGCCAGCCATCATCCCGCCCAATGACGCATATAATCTTGCATCTCTCGCCTGAACAAGTTCTTTCCCCACTCCAACAATTGAGGATGCAAAGGGGATAAATCCTTCTGAGATCACAAATGTCTGGGTTTGATCTCTCAGATAGTTGGCGACAAGAAACGCTGGGTGAGTTGTGATTGCTGTACGGAACCCTCTAGCTGGGATGGCAAGTGCCTTTGTAATCCAATGAGCCGTTTCCGTCCCAAGCTGGGTTATGGCTTCATACGCATCCTTGCCAAATTCACCATCGGCAAGCTGCATCGCCTTCCGCTTGCCGCCAATCCAGACATAGACAATAGGATCACCTCCTTCCGGGATATCCTTCTGCTTATAAATGGTCGCTAGGAAATTTTCGGTATCCGTAATTTCGCTAAGCTGAACAATCAATTCATCCGTTTCAAACTTCTCCATACCAGCATCGCGACCGGCTGCACGCAAGGCTTCAATCACATCAACCCTGATAGGCGTTACCTGCCGATCCTTGACGATCTCAGCGATAGCCCCGCCGCCCGGTCCAGCATTGGAAACTTCTCGGGCAAGATTATAGATCGCCACCTTCACATCGTTCTGAGCAATCAATGCTGCGGTTTTATAAGCATCACTCACGATGCTGTGCAGAGGGTTAATGACAGACCTGAGAGAACCCAAAGCTCGTTTAATATTCGCCTGACGCCCGGTCCCCTTCACCCCACCGGCCTGAATGAAGCTACCAAGCCTTTCTTGGAAATCTCTCTGGAAGGGAACATACGTCCGGTTCTCAACGCCCTGTGCATATGCCTCTGGGGAGATAAGCCCCGCGTCTAATTTCAGCTTCCAAAGGTTTGCCTGAAAGTCGTAGAGCAATTCCGCTGCCTGTCTGAATTGAGGATTAGCCGCCTCAAAATCAATAATGGCTTGCTCCATATCTCCCTTATGAAATTTCAACGGAGGGCGAGGGACTATCTCATCTTCCCATCTCTGGAACCTGTAAATGCTCTGACGGGCGACAAGATACCCGCCGAAGTGCATCATCGAATCTGACTTCCAATTACCAAACCAGTTCTTGCCTATCGCCATCTCAAGAGAATCAACAACACTAGGCCCAGCATTATCAAGCTCACCTCGTGGGATTACCCCGTGGATAATCCAGCTATGAGCAGCCTGATAGGCACTCGTGGCAAGCCGAGCTAATTTGTATGGGTCTTGATGGACAGGTAGATCAATCCGGTTCCCAGTGTTTCTAAAGTTCACATCCAATAGACCCTTCACCATACGGTTTATGGGATGACCACTATCCACCGTCCATGTGTAGAACCGATCAAAGAACGAATAGAGGCTCTGCCCCGTAGGCAATTTCTCCGTCTCAAAGAATTTCCCAACCCGCGTTTTAATCGGGGGGAGGCCCGGCTCGACAATATCACCAACGGTAATATCCCGAGACGACGAAAGCTTCCAATCCTTATATGCCTGTTGCGCCGTTCCCAACTGGCGAGCGAGTTCTGGACGATTGGTAGCAAGCCACTCCTCCATCGCTCTCGTGAAAGCAGGGACTTCATTCCGCGTATATCCCGGCGAAGTCATCCACATCCGGAACCACTCAGCAAAGCCCTCTATCCGCTCATCACCCTTCTTGGTCCCTTGATAGGCGAGAGGGATAACCTCAGCGGCGAAGGTATCCACCAGACCATCAATCGCGGCCTTATTCTCCACTGCGAAATTCAAGGCATGACCACCCTCATGGACAAGCACATCATAGGCGTCATGTTCTTTAAGCCGAACCACACCCGAAGCCTGATTATAAATACCGAGAGCGCGAGGTCTGGTTATCCTTCCCTGCCTGACGACAAAGCCAAGAGCCTTCACAACCATATGGCTGATTTCGGTTAACTTGAGAGCCGTTGGAGTATCCGGCCCCACTGGAACACCACCTTCCGGTCGCCCCGTCTCACCGCGCATCGGCCTATTCCGGAGAAGCCCAACATATGCGTGCTCTTCAGGGATAACCGGATTGGGGTTTGTCCCATCAATCGCCATGAGAACTTTTGTGTAGACTTCCTCATAGCCTTCCGGGAGTTGGTTCTCCCTAAGAGCGGCTTCTCCCGATCCCGCCTCTTTAGCTAACTCTAAGGAATTTTGGATTAGCTGATGCTGTTGATCCGGATGAAGGTTCAACCCCTGCACCGCAGCCCGGACGCTCTCCATATCTACGCCAATGGTCAAGTCTTCAATCACTGACACAGGAATTTGCTCGACCCCCAAGGATTCTAACGCCGCAAATCGATGCTGCCCCTCTATGATATTTCCCTCAGTATCGATGATGAGACGGGTGATGAACCCTTCGTCGCCACTAATCTCCTCCGCAAGCTTCGCAACCCGCTCAGGGTCGCTGTCTGCCGTTCCTACGGGGGTCAGGGAGGCCATTGGGACCACACGATCTCCAACCACACGCCCAAACTCAAAGCTGGCGTCCTTCACCTCATGGATATCTTCCTCGGCTGGCTTGACCGGGCGCTGTCTGGGGATGGCTGAGCGTACAATTACCGGATCATTAGGATCGAAGGTTCCGCGATTGCCAATTGCCGATTTAATCTGAGTGGGCTTGAAAACCACATAATGGATGGTGTCTTCATTCATGCCTTCCATAGATTGGCCGACATCCCGCTCTGTCCCAAACTTCTGATTAACCGTAGCGTCAATAAACCCGTCGAACCCGATAGCCTCAAAGGCGCGACGGATAATCTCATTGGATGCGATGTTGCCATTTTCATCGGTGGCATAGGCTAAGCCTTCGCTCGCTTTCATAGCCGCATGGAGAGCACCAGCGTCCGCGCCTTCAAATGTCATTTCGTCTAGGTCGGCGCTTAATTGATCCGTGTCGATGCCATCAAACTCAAATCCCGTCATTCCCCGGATTGCGTCGAGCATTCCGAACACGCCACCATCAACGCTCTCATCACCAGCCTCTTGGGCAAGCTCAAGGGCACGTTGCTGAACATCATCTTCATCGACTTCGCCATCAGCCTCATCCGCGATTTCTGATCGAGCGTCATCCAAATAATCATCGGTGTTATAGGTGATCCCGCTCTCTATAAATGTTGGCGTCTCACCGCCTAGATACACAGGATTTTGCATGGACAGATAAACAGGGAGGGACGCTCCTTCATTCTGAACGCTAAGGTTATTACGAGCCTCAGCCATTACATCAGGAGCATCAGCCTCACGCTCTGTCTCTCCCGCAATTCTCTCAGCCTCACGTTCAATCCGTCCGGTAAGGTCAGGGCCTTCCCCAGCATAATTTACCCCGACATCCTCGACTTCATTGGTGAAGTAAAATCCCCCGCCAAGATCGCTTTCAATATTTACACGACTAAGATCGAAGCTATCGAAATCACCTGTTGTCCCGTGATAAACAACCAATGGTTCTCCATCGTCGTCAACCACCTTACTCCCTTGGAAGAACGTCTTGAATTGAGGGGTCTCCGTCTGAGGAACTGATGGTGTCGTTGAACTAGAGATAGTCGGAGTTAGCCCACCCTCGCCCTCGCCAAACGGCGCTGTGATATCCCGTCCACCAAACCGGCTTCTAAGGGCAAGCTCACCCTGATACGCGCCCTCGAAAATATCATCCAGCGTCCGGTATCCACCCTTGAACAATTCCCGCCGCATCTTGCTGATGAACCGATAGATTTTCTCGAACAACTTATCGAGGGGCGCATATCCCGTAATCGATTTGGTTGGCTTACCCTCATCCCTCAATTGGCTATATTCCGCGAACCCTATCGCCCGGGTTTCATACGGAGCCAACGCCAGCATAGCAGGGCTTTCGGCAGGACGGTTTACAGCCCGCCCCGCAAAGTCTCTCGCCGCCGCCATCGCCTTATCGGTATTGACTATGGCCCATTCACTATTATTCAGGATTTGGCCTTCTACCCGGTGGTAGGACTCGTGATAGGTGGTCTGCCTAACATCGGAAAACAACGGGTCTTCCACGGCAATGCGGATAACCGCCTCGCCATCGGATGACATCCGGGTCTCACCGCCAATCGTTCCTCCTCCGAGACTTCCGCCAGCCTTAACGAAAGCTGCTTCATCCGCCCGGACCTTTGGGCCTAATCCACTATCTGAGATAATTCCCCATATCTCACGGGTAACGTCCGTCCCCGCCACACGGTCCATTATCTCCGCCACCGAAGCTTCTGCGTTTGGATCAACCTTAACCGCAGGGGAAGGCACTCTATTGAACAATGGGAACCCGGCTAGGGCAGAGGCTTTCATCTTCTCGGTCAGGGGGAGGGAGTGGACTGTGGCTCCACCTAACGCCGCTTTCGCCTCAGCCGCCGTTCTAAATGGACGGTCTGTATCAATAATATTATCTCGTGAGATAAACCATCGATTGGTTCCCGCCGCTTGGATGACTTCACCGGGAGCATCCGTCTGTATCTCCGCCGTCCCAACCTTCGCCCCAAACTTCTTGCCTAGCTTGTTGGCGATGTTGACGAGGATACGATCATAGAAGGCTATCATGCCTTTACCTCCGATTTGGAGGTCTATGCCTGAAAGGCTGATTGTTGGAGTATCAGTATCCTCCCATTTATTAACTAATTTTTCAGCAACATCCTTGCCAACATAATCAGGCAACCCTTCGCGAGGGATGTCCCGTTCAGTGAACACCTCACTCCCGTCCTTGAACCCTGTAATATTAAAAGTGTCGCGCTTTTCTGAGAACGGTTCTAACTGTAATTCATCAACCTGCTTACTCAGATCATACCTATCCGCCTGAACCTCCCCCGGCGTCCATGCGATTTGATCGAACCCGTTCTGTGCGGCCCACCGGATCATGCGTTTCATCGCGAGGTCGGGCCAGACGGTTTTGAAGGGGGCGTTGGGGACGGCATCATCAGGCCGGAAGGGTTCATAATCCTTTCCATCTATGGCGGAGAAAAGCTCCTCAAAGGTTTCCGCCTCAGCGCGTGTATAGCTGCCCATAGTGGGGTGCGTAGCCAACAAGGTTGGCATGGACCTGCTATCTATAACAACGGTGAACCCTTCGGGGAGATCGTTTGATACAGCCTCGGTGAGGGCCTTATCTGCGGCTTCTACCAACTGCCACAATTCTTCTTTCTGTGCGTTTGGCGCGAAGCGCGGGGCACCCGGGGGGATGACCGGGACAAATTCGTTGAATGTGTTCGTGGCAAGGTCTAACGCGGCTATTTCTTCAGCATAATTTTCCACCTGCAAACTTGGCATCCGAATTGGCTGCTTGAACCCTCTCCTCCGCCCAGCCTGATGCCAGTCGCTCTGAATTTCCTCGATAAACAGCGTCCGCTTCCCGTCCGCATCCGTGCGTTCGTTCATCCGGACGTGGGCTAGGATGTTAGGAGCTATGTCTCCGAAGTGGCCTTCGGTAAAGTCGCCCGTATTTATCCTCTGCTGAAGCGATCTCACCACATGGGATGGCAACCCTTCGGCCCTATATTGCAGGACCGTTTCTTCCGCCATCTGTTGTGAGCCGTATGTATTAATTCTATGGCCCACGCCGTCTGACGCAATCCCTTGTACGGCGAACTCACCCTGCGGGGTTTCCACAACGGTGTAATCATCGAATAAAGAACCCTGCTCTTTTGACGGCCCCAACGTCAGCAGCACCTCGCGATAATTTTCCCCGCCCGGGAGTTGCAGGCTAGGACGATCAAACTTAACCCGGCCACCTAACCCACCCATCTCCTCAATTGTGGCGTCAACCATTTGCTCGTGGAGGGCGGTTCGCTGATCCTCAAGACCTTCGATGATATCGAAACGAACCTCATCTCCCACCATCCCATCAATGGGTTCACCCCTGCTGAAAAGGTTTCGTTTTTCAGCAATCTCGGCACTAAGTCTCTCCCACTCCTCTTTGAACGGAGCGCTTGCCGTCTCTGAGGGGCCAACCTGATCCCGATCCGTTATCCCGCCAAGCACCACTTCCTGTATCGTGACTTGGTTCTGCCTGACAAAATCAGACACAGCTTCACGGGGGATGCTCTTAACCCCCTTGGGCTTCATGCCGCCGTCTATGGCAACGGTGATATAATCCTCCGGACTAATGAACCCATAGTTTTCCTCCGGATCAACACCATCCTTCTCAAGAAGAAACGCCTTAGCTTCCTCAACGGTATTTCCGCCCGTCCGGGCTTTCTCATTTAGAAAATCGTCAAGCCCAATCCAATCGCTCTCCTCCGCCTTAACCCCAGCGTTCTTGAGTGTCGCTATCCACTGAGACGGGGAAGCCTTAGCCGTCTTAGCCTCTTCAACTACACGGAGGGCTTTGGAATAGAAGGGCGGGGGGATAGAGGATGCTACGATAACCGGGTTGTCCGGGTCGAATGCGCCGCTGTTGCCGGTCGCGGATTTGATTTGGATGGGGGAGAAGGCGACGTAGGCATCAGTTGGCACCCCACTTGCGCCTTCAATAAATCCCTCATCGAGGGTGTTGCGAAAGATTACACCATCATGCCCAGCTTTTGCCGCTTCATTGATAATAGAATGAAATGTAACCTCATCATACGCCCCTCCTGCAAGATCGGCTACGAATGGATTTTGTATAGACAAAAATACAGGAAGAACATTTTCACCTGATAATTTAGCTGTAATGCCAAACGGTCGCAATAACGCTTCATTAGCTCTTTCATATAAGCCGCCTGTCAATTTATTTAGTAGGCGACCAATCGAAGTATCTCGGTAAACATCAAAAGACTGGGCATAGCTAGACGCAACAACAGGGTTGCTTGCAAAGAAAAACCCGAGTTTAGATGACCCTGCTCCAGTTGCCGTTCCCCGCTGACCTAAATCAAATGTATCAAAATCACCAGATGTCCCGTGGAAAACCACCAACGGCTCACCGTTCTCATCCACCACCTGACTATCCCTAAACCACGCCTTAAACTGCGGGGTGTCGGTTTGGGGCTGCGGGAGGGCTTCAACTGGGACAAGACCTTCTAAAACTTTTGCCTGATACTCAGCTTCGGGAAGGGTGATGATATCATCAATCTCATCCGCCAAACTTCTGGCGTCATCCCAACGCTGTTCCCCAAGAGCTACGTTCAGATCAATGATCGATTGCTGGTAGGGGTTTTCCCCCGTGAACTGACGATACAGATCGGCGTATGTGGATAGTTCAGCGTCGAGAGCAGATTGCTCAACCCCAGCCCGAGCAAGTTGCTCCGACATATCCCGTTCAAAATTATAACCAGCGTTCAGCCTGTTCTTAACCGTATCAATCTTTGTCTTCATATCCCCTTGGGCAAAGGAATTGAACCGGAGGTCTTTCCACCCTCGGTTCAACAAATCCCCGGCACGTTCAATAGCGGGATTAAGGACATTACCCTTGGTTAAAAACTGTATCTTAACCATCTGGATTTCAGTGTCGCCCCTTTGGTCTAGGGCAATCTGGATGGCTCGCTGTAGCTTGGGTTGGGGGTCGGTTTGTAGGGTTAGCTCATTGCCGTCACTTGCGGCTCCTCTGGGTCCAGTATCTCGCCCTCTATTCCGGCCCAGTTTGTCCTGAAGGTCTCCAAATCCTCGCTCCCCTCCACAACCTCCAATGCCCTTTGAAGGTTGGCCAGATACCCCTTCTGCGCCCCCTGCCCTTCCCCGAGCTTGAGCCAAGTCTCCAAGGTTGCCTCCAGTTGATACTTCTCGCTCACCATCTTTGAAGCGTTTACCACGAGGCTGTAATTCACCTGCATTGAATGTCTCCGTTAGAAAATCAAAAACGTCCTTGTGATCATTTATGGTTTGGTGGATTCGATTGCCAGCAATTTCATATGTTGTGACCTGATTAGATGTCAGGGCCGCTACGGTTAGATTAAGGGTAAGCCTCTGCATTTCGGCAGAGAAAGAACCGCTATGATTCCGCTCCTTATAATGAGCAAGCTCATGGATCATAGTCCCAGCCATGCCATAAGCGGCACGAGGAGCATCATTATACTCAGGACCGGCTGGATTAATAAACATCCCTGAAACTGGAACTTTTGTGCTTACCCCCCTGTACTGAATATCAAAGGATATCCCAACGATTTCTTCAGCGAGATCATTATAAGACGAGACAGACTCATCGAGTTCCATAATGTTGAGGACCGACTGTCTCAGATTATGAAAAACATCGCCTATCTCATAAACAAAGTTATCAAACCTCGGTCCAAATTTCTCCCTACCTACCTCGCTAATGGATTTGCCAATTCGCGTTTCTTCGTTAAGGGGTAATCCATCAGCGACAAACTCATCGGTAGTAAATTCAGTGTTGTCGTGGAGAGCAACATCCCCTGAATTAACCATGCTGGGATCAGCGAGTAATTCATCGACGTTAATATCTGTATTCCTGAGTTCGTCACGGCTTATGGCAGGAACATCACGACCATTAATAACCAGTAAACCGTCTTTGACGGTAACTTCCTCACCCTCTTTTATAAGACTAATAGCGCTATCCCTTCTCGGGACAGTTGGCTCAAGCTTAAACTGCGATATCGTAGTGACCCCACCAAGGTCTCTATCCAAATATTCGATAGTCCCAAAATCGTGAGCGGAGTTCAGGATGTCTTCGTTCCGGTAAATGGCTACTATGTGTTGAAAGACTTGCTCGAAATCTTCTTTAGCTGAGGGGGAAAACCCCTGTCGATTAAGTTGGAACGGATATCCCGCTTCCTGTGGTTTTACAGATGAAGAAACATCAACATATAATTCGCGTGGGATTTTATCCCCATATCCGCCCATACCCTCTTTGTTGAGGTTAAAGCTAAACTGCCACAACCCCTCAGAGAGAACATGAACATTCGGGTCCCACTTATTTCTTGGAGGGTTCTTGCTGACATAAACCCGAGCCTGACCCCAATCAAAATCAACTTTTGAAAAAACCGTATAATCATTTGCCGGGAAAGTTTTCCCGATATTATTAAGCTCTTGCCCATTCCAATTAACGGAGATGTCCGTGAACATTGGGCTCTTTGAGAGAACCGCATAGTCATGCTCCCAACGGCTAAAATCTATCGTTTCAATTTCGCCGGTTGAGGTATTCTTAAAATTTTCAGGCAGGCTCACCTTCACATAAGTTCCGGGCACTCCGTTTAACCCAGCCTCTCCGACGCTAAACCCTCGCTGGTTAGCTGGATCATCAACAGGATTTATTTCTATCGAAGGCCCTTCCTCTGGATTAGCGTAAGCATTCTTTAGCTCAGCCCCGGAAGTTTTAAGCGTGCTAATAGTCCCGTCACGAATGGTGGTGACTTCAATTTCCTCGGCAGTGGTCAGGATGACAATCTTGGCAACTCCCAATCCACCAGAGGATCGTTCTGTTTCCTTTAGCGTCCCAGCAATCTCAACGAATTGTTTAACGAGAACATCAGGAGACATCCCATGCCCGTTGTCCCAAATCTCAATAGTCCTTTGATCTGCATCAACCTTAAAAGTGATTTTTGGATCACCAACAATTGTTCCTGCTTCTATTGCGCCCTTAACAGCATCAAAGGAATTTTGCAGAAGCTCTTTCACTGAGACTTTAGCGAGCTGTTTTTTATCCCTTCCGTAAAGCCCCTCACTAAGAAGGCTGACAACCGCAGACATATTGGCCCCAGCTTGAACTTTGCGAGTTTCAAAGAGGGGCTTTAGGTGATCTGGGAGAGCATTAGAGAAATCCTCAGCCGTTGCCTCTTCACCCGCGACACCGGGGATATTTATGGTGCGGGCATTATCCGGAATAGACGAAGCCAGCGCCGGGAACTCCTCCCCGAATAAATCCCGATTAGGCTCAGTCTCCTGAACCACTTCCTCTATGGCTTGGGCTTCCGTCCACGTCTCACCCTCCGGTGGGCGGAGATGCACGATGTTCTGCCCGTGTCCGGGGATTTTCAATCCGACAAAGCCAGCCTCAACCGCCCTTATCCGATACTGTTTCCCGTCCGGACCCTCGGCGGATGGGACCGCCTCATTCTGGGTAGCCGACAACCGAGACCGGAAGTCCGTAGCCTGACCCGCAGCGTTAGCCATCTCCACAAGGTCCATCTGAAGCGAACCATCACTAAAGAGCCCTCCGGGTGCGCGCTGGGCCGCACGGGGCCTGAGTGGTGCGTTGGCCTGTCTTTGGGCTAATTCGGCGTCAGTGAGCCTCTCTGCCCCCGGAAACACCTCTTGGGGCCGTCCATCTGCCCCCGGCTCCGTCATACCGAACTCAACTTGAGGGATAGCCGGTCCAGCAAAGGCTTGTGAAACTTCAACCTTCTCCTGATCCGTCAATTGTCCCCAAGACGTTTTACCCGTCTTAGAGGCGATCTCATCCGTAAGGGCCTGAAGATCAGGTTCGCCCGTAGCGTCCTTGGGAAGGCGCTGACGCACGGCCTCAAACTCTGGGATTTCACGAGTGACGGCTTTGGGAGGGGTAGGCTCATCAAGGATAACCTCGATCAGGTTTACATCCGTTGGCCCTACGGCATCACCAAACAATATGACGTTGAGCATATCCCGATCTGCGGGAGAAACATTCTTGAGATTGATTGCGTTTATCTGGCCTGTGACAAAATCGTTTTTATTCGTATCGGCGCTCTGGTCTGCCTCTATAAGAGCTTCTTTTACCAGCCAAGCATCAATCCGCTTCAGCGAGTTTGCAATCTTCCTATCGGTTCCAAGATCAATCTTAGGTGCTGGTCCCATCTCCCGCCCGGATTGGCTCTGCAACACCTGACCGGAACCGATCTTGATCGGCTCGCCCTTGGGAGCAATCTCATTCTTTAGGACACTTTCGGCTCCGAAGATGTCTTCGATCTCGCCACCAACTTCATCAGCAAGTCCTCCTGCGCTAATTTCGCTCCCTCCCGGATCGCCCGGTCTCTCCGCGCCACGGAGAGTTGCGATAAGAGTTTCGACAGCCTCGTTTGTCGTTCGTTCACCATTCTTCACATCCTTCGCTAAATCTAAAAGAGCGTCCCGAACCGGCCCAGCGGTAAACGCTACCTTCTCCACAATCGCTGAGAGAGCCGCAGACTCGTCAGCCGCCGATAGCGCCTGAGCCTGTTCGATCACACTCCCGGTTTCTTCAATCCGTCCCGCATTCCTAGCTACACGTCGAAGAGTGTTCTTGTCCGCACCAAGGGTTTTGATAGCCCGAGATACAATGCTGATTTCCTCAACAACCGTAGTGTCTCCACTATCCAGATCATCGAGAAGGCTACCTTGAGCACCTTGCTCCGCAGCCACCAGATCGGCGGAACGAACCCGCCGTACAAGCATCTCCGTCTCGGCATCATTCGGAGGCTTCACTTTCACGATGACTTTAGCCGCCGCCAACTGAAGCTCTTCCGCATCTTTGGGAATTATCCTTCCCACAATTGCGGCTTCCCGAGCCTCAATCACACCATTCACGGCCATGCGCCAAACTTCTTCGGATACATCCGTGAGCGCTACGGCATGACGTGTAGCCGCCCTACCAAGCTCTGCGATGCTTTCAATCTCTTTAGGTGACGCCCTCATCACCCGAGCGGCATCAAGGATATCCCCACTGCCCTCACGGATATTTTTCATAGCCGCTTGGACCATGACATCCTGTGCTGGGAACCCGTCCACTTCTCGATAAAGAGAACCGGGGATACTAATTGCCGTCTCCGCCCCACCCTCAAGAAGCTGGGTAGCAAGCCCTACCCGTTGATGTCCGTCCGCTACAAAGAGCGCACCATCACGGCGTTCCCAGACAATCAACTGACCCGCAGCATCCGGGTTCCACTTCGTCACCCCTTTAAGGAGAGGCGTCCGCCCCGAGTTATCAGCTTCCTTGAATTGGAACGTGGTGGGATCAACCTGCAAATTCTGCGGATTGAACATAAACACGCCCGCCCTCTCATTCGGCGTGCCAGATACCTCGCCCGTAAATTCTTGGATTTCTTCCGGGGGAATAATCGTGGGCGCTGAAGGAGCCTTGGGTTCAAAAATCTCAATGGAGACGCCGCTTAATACGGCTTCGGCGTTACGCGCTTGGAAAACGGACCTTAGCTTCCAAAGCTTCTCGACATTTACACCTTCATATTTTTCCCCAACATCAGGCTCAAACTCTTCTACCAAACCCGACCGACGCAGAGCGGCCACTTCTCTTTCAGAGATAATATTAATCGCTACCGCATTTTGATTTGTGACCTGCATATCAGGGAAAAGCGCAATAAGAGGCTCAACCCCGGACAAATCCTCCTCAGCGATATTAGTTAGAAGCTCGCCAGCTTCGCGCTCCACCCGGACAACATTCTCACGAGCCGTCTTTACCCGGTCTTCGCCTTCCGCCACCGTGGGGATATCCGCCACACGAGTAACGGCGGGAATATCCGGGACAATCTCCTCAGCCGTCTCAGATGGGCCGGTTGAAGCAGGACGCAGGAAAGTCGTGGTTTGAGGGGTTAGCGCCTCAGCCGTCTCAGATGGCCCGGTTGAAGCGGGGCGTGGGAGAGTTGTAGCTTGAGGGGTTAGCGCCTCAATAGCAGATCGCTGCGCGTCTAAATCCCTTAGAGTATCCTCTAATGAGACAACGCCACCATTGATATCTGAGGCAACATCGCCTCTCCCCATCTGCACGGCTTGGATACCAGCGCCAGAGACGCCACCCGCAATAAACGCAATTAGCATCGCTTCGCTGACACCCTCGGTAAGTTTTTGATCCCCGTCGTATCCATACTTTGCAATTACATTTTGCAGGAATTGTTCAAACCCCTCCTGATCGGCCTCAACAGCCGCTTGCACAAAAGCTTTTAATCCGATCTGAGAAACTGCTCGCAATAATTTATTCTTTATCGCGCCGCCAATTTTGAATTTTGAAAGCAAAACCTCAAAGGCAAGAATATTAGTTGCCCCGGCCAGAGACCCTAAACCACCAGCCCTAAGAACCTGATCGGTAGTAGCCCCAGCCTCTATTGCACGCTCAGCGGCTTCACCAGACCCCGCCGCAATGAACAAAGCATATGAGATCATAGGATTTCTTAGCGCGACCGAAAGCGCAACCGCCATTGCCGTTTGTCCAACCGCACCGCTGACTTGGACGGCTAGAGCTTCTTCATATTTTGGATTAACAGCAAAAAAATCCTTTGCCGCAGCATCAACAGCTAGACCGAGTTTATATAAAGGCTGCTTCTCTACTGCTAATTCTCTTTCTTGTGGGCGAGCCAAATCAGCAGGATTAATATTGCCATTCAAAACCCCCTCCTTTAAAGCTTGGAGAACTACACGAGGGTCAATCTGACTTGGGTCAAAGTTCCAAGCAGCACTATCAATTTCTTGAATTTCCCTATCAAGGGTATCTCTATAATCCTGAGTTTCCCTCGGAGCCTTCTTAATTTTTTCAAAAATATTTCTAAACTTATCATCCTTTTCATAAGCATATATAGCTAGACCTTTAATGGCGGTCCCCACCAAAGAAACAGGGTCGCGCAAAAACGCAACCCCCATATTTTTTACGGTCCCACCAATAGTTCTCCCCTCAATCAACGACTCCAACCACTCGATATCCTCATTTTTAGAAGATGGCGGGGTCAAAGAAGGAGCTTCATCTAAAGTCGCGGGTTCAGTTTCTTGAACATTAGAAGAAGCCACAGGCTCAGGAATATTCTTCTGAAGATTTTTCAAATAGAGGTCGTAGAATGGATTGCCCTCTATGGCTGATTGACCCGCGATAGACGGGCCTACGGGGGCCGTAGGCTCAGTTTCAGCGGGCTCAGGTAGACGGTCCTCAAATGCGTCTGACCGCATCTTAGCCGCCCGCTCAGCCGATTTCACATCAGCGAATACACTTTCACCAAGGGGCTGAATTTTCCCCTCACGGAAAGCGTTAACCGCGAACGCTTCGCTTCTCTCCTCACCATCAATAACAGAGGGTATGTTTACCCAATCGCCATTATCCGTTTGGACCGTTAGAGATTTTTCGTGAGCCATTAATTCCCCCGGAGAGAAAATGGGTTAGTCGGGGCTTTATAGAACTTCCGCATATCCGAAGGGATTGCATCCGGCCCGTAAAGATCGACAAACAAAGACATAAGCTCTGGCTGGATACGGAGCATCCTTAGAGCGTCTTCATCCGGGCCTGTATCCCTGAGTATACGAGATGTCGGGGGGTTGAGGACATCTCGTATAGCTGCCCTCGACCCGGCCTCGGAGAGGTAATCAACCACCTTTTGCATCTCTTCGGTTTCTTTAACATCCTGAACTTTATCTGCGGTTTTTTTAGTCAGTCCCCCAGAGAGGATTTCCCCGATAGCCTCACCGGCGACCGTAGCTATTTGAGGGTTTATGATCAATTCTCTCATCACCTCTCTCATAGCTACATCCGCATTTCCACCAAACTGCTCATTGAAAACTGCCGTCAATTGTTTGAACGCGACCTCAACCTGAGCGAGGTGTGACACCCCTTTAACGGACGCCGCAATACGGCTGATCTCAACATCGGTAAACAACCTAATCGCGCCGTCTTGAACGCCAACTTTATTTTCAGCAATGGTTCTAGTCTTAAAAAGCTCACCCCATAATTCTGGAGTAGCCCCACCTTCCCGCATCGAGGCTAAAATCTCTTTAACCTGCGGCGTATCACTTACACTCAGGGCGGGGTCTTTACGCCTTAACGTTTTAACCCTTTTCCCCTCGGCTTCAATTTCATTAAAAAGCTTTTCCTGATTATCGAACCCGACATCCCCATCACGAGGAGTGGCTGAGCGGACAACATTATCTATGTCAGCGTCCAACATACTGGGGAACTCATTCGTCGCGGAGTGATACGCCGAAGCCCGTTCCCTATCTTGAAAATATGTAAGCTGCTCTTGCTCAGTTAACCGAGCTATATCCTCGTCAGGGATATCAATTGATTCTCCTGTTGCCCTACGAGAAGCGATATCATCCTTGTTCAGGCTTTTAATTATTGCCTTACCATCTTTCTTCGTTTGCGAAGCCGTCTTTCCGAAGGAAATTAATTTTGAAATAGGCAAGCCCGCCGCCCCGGGCCCAATCTCGCCCCCCTCCATAGAGGCATCGACGCGCTTGAGCATCGCATCCATTCTCTTCCCTGCCCACGAATAAAAAGAAGCCACCGTATGCTTCGCAAATTTAGGGTTGTTCTTAAATATGCTGGAATCAGCCCCAAAAATATCCGTTAGCTTTCTATTTTCATCCTCTTCATTCAAAATCAATTTTGTAGCGCCAGTGCCCATAATATGGTTGATATAGGAATCGGTGTAGGATGGCTTGGGCTTAAACCCCGTCAACCGATCAAAATCAGATTTAATGAACGCTATCCCTGCGTCAACCTGATCTTCATTTGTCGCTTCGCTCGCTAGGCCATCCAAACCAAAAGCCTCAGCATTTTTTTGTATTAGCTGAAAATACCCAGACGCAGTTCCGACAAACTCCCCCGTCTCAGAGTCAACGGGCCTCGCTTTGGGGTCAAGAGTTTCATTCTCAGCAAAAGCTATAGCAAGGGTCAGGCGAGGGTCTATTCCAGAATCTTTAGACCTTTGATGTATCATCTTGGCGGCATCGCTGGCGTCCTCCTGCAACACCCCCGTCTCACGGTCCATCATTCTGTCAAAAGCTGCCAAGGCCGCAGGACTACCGTCCGCGATGAGGCCACTCATTTTTGCCCCTACAACGGTTTCCATCGCCGTCTGCTTCCAAGCGCGAGCCGTACTCGGCTTCATGTATTGATCGGCGACTTCTCCTTCTGACTTGACCATATCAAGATAGCTATCGACATCACCAAAGGGGTCTCCGTAAGCCCCTTTCGCAATTTCCTGAAGGCGTAAATCTGAGGCGTTAGTTAAAGACAATACTCTTTGATTGTGGACCTCTACACTTGACCTCCGGGCGCTCGCTATCCGCGATTCCCCTGAATTAGAATTAAATTTTCCGGTGGCTTCATCGCTAGGAACATGCCCGCGCCTAGCGCTTACATTCGCCCAAACCTCATCCCGCGCTTCTACCAAACGCTGGTCAAGCATCTCGACAAAATTAGGGTCTGAACTCTCCGGGCTATTAACCGCCTCGTTCTCAATCTCAATATACCGTTTATTAAGTTCAATCTGGGCGTCAGCAAGAGAAGCATTATCCTCTGCCGTCTGCCGGGTGTCATGCAAAACCTGAAATGTGCTGGAAATCGTAGCCATGTCACGGGCCACGCTGTCAACGGCTGGGGCGACCGCGTTCCGCCTCAAAGCGGGGGTCGCTCTTGCGCCTGAGACGGTCCTTACGCCCTCAATGGGGACATTAATTGGGTCTAAGAGTGTTGCCATGATCTACCTAAAATCAACTGTCCCACCCGCTGCTGGCGGGCGGACATCAAGTGGACCGGATATAGTCGATCTTGCAGACGTAGGGAGTCCGCTTATGCCCTTATTAAGACCTTTGAGCGCTGACCCAAAAATGCCCAGAAATCCAGCAGTCTTCTGAGAACGAGCATTCCCATCCTCGACCTTTGCTGTTCTCCGAAGCAGTGCGGCCTCATCACGCTTCTGCGTAGCCGCCACTCTGCCCCCATGAATTTTCCGGGCAACGCTAAATTCAATAGCTGTGAGAATAGCCTCATCCACCATCATGGGGGAGCCAGCCGCAGTAAAGCCTTCACCAGCCTGAGCCGCCCGCCTCGCGGCTACATTAGCGGACTGCTGCTTCTTGAAGTCTGAAACATCTGCGCGTGTTTGCTGCTCTATCGAGAGAGCTTCATTTTCTGCAACCTCGGCATTAAACCGTGATATGGCCGCACGCTCCTCAAGGTTTGCTACGTCCGTGGCGCTTTGCTGCGCCTCCGCAAAGCCCTCAAGGCCAAACGATAACCCGCTGGTGATGTTACTGAAAAGCTTGGATTTGCCTGTGAGAAGGTCCAGTAGTGCCATTCAACGACCCTCAATTATAAAATGCCCACTCTGCGGCCCCACGGCCATCTGGGAAGAAGTAGGGCTTATACGGCATTTCCAATCGAAACCCTAACAATCTGATCCACCGGACAGCCTCCGGTATTGTCGGGTCAACATAACCCTCAATACGCTTATACGGCAAGCTTTGTAAAAGGCGGACGGACGCACGGTGCAAACCTAAGAAATTCTGCGGTCTTCCGTCTCGCAGTAGAGACCACACCCCACCACGCCAATCATTGATTTCAACCACTCCCCCACATCCAATCAGGATATCGCCATCGAACACACTGATATGAGCGCCCGTCCGGGTAAGATCATCCAACTGATCCATATTCATCAGTGGGATGAGGCTCTTCTGCCACGAATGGTCTTCAAGCTTGGCAATATCACCGGGGAGAAACTTCTCAACCCTCATTTTCTAGCGGGCGTCTCGGACACAACATCGACAATCGGAGCAAGCCCAAGCACTGTGAACGGTAGGGGTTCTTCCCCCTCACAGTAAATACGGGGGTCCGATCCAATGATCCCTCAGTCTCGATCCCCGTCTCTCCGGTGAATAGAGGCTCCGTGGCCGATGGGTTATCCCGATCCCGAGAAAACTCAATCGTATAAAGGTCATGCTGCCTACGGCCAGAGGTTTGGTCATATTCCACCGTCGTAGCCGAGAATGTCCCAGTATCCAAAAGAACCATCCCAACCGATGTGATCACCTTGACCTTGTTCACCCCGGTCCCCGTCCGGTCCCCAACCGAGAGCTTCAGGCTTTCGTATTGGTGCTTATATTTCAAGCCCACATGAACCTTGGACGCACTGGGGATTGTGATTGACCCACTAGCGACGACCTTATCTGAGATAACCTTTCCGTCCGCCAGAACCTTCACAGTCTCCCCCTCAAGGTGGCTCAGGCCGGTAATGGTGGTGGTTGCCGTACTGTCGTAGGTCAACCCACTATCAACATAGAAGGCGTCTTTCTGAGACGTGACCATCGCCGCTCGCCACAATTCCTCAGTAGAATAATCCTCCCGGAGAACACCCTCATAGAAATATTCCATGACCTCTATGTAGCGAACCGTCGCCCCGTTTATCGTCCGCTTGACGACCATCCAGAACTCATCACGTTCATCTGAATTATTAACCTGACCAGAATCCTCGGCCCCGGCTATTACCCCAATGCTCTCGACAACTGCGTCTCCCGTACTGAATGAACCACCAATCACCATCTGTGCCCAACCAAGGATGTCGTGTTGTCGGTTATAGCTCAGAGCCGCTAGGCGACCATCTGCCCGCCTAGTCCACACCGTCGAATGCGGACGGCGTTGGAAAACCATCTGAACCGCCTTCGATCTAAAAATATGATCCGACAAGATCGTAAGGTCCGTAGCCACAAACGAATTGTCATCCAGCTTGAACCCGATATCGTGCATCTCTCTCTGAGAACGATCCGTGAATATCGTCACTTCGTTCACCGGGGCATGGGACACATTCCCTGACGGGACGGCGGTATGCTGCTTTGCGGACATATCGTTAGGAGTAATTACAGCCCCGTCCGAGTCCACAATCCACTGACCGCCACCTGTCCCGACAACAAGCTGTCGCTTTCCATTAAACCAAAGGACGGGATCGACCTGAGATGAATCCAAAGTCTTAACAATCGCGTCATCCGCTTCGACCGTGATACCGCCTTCGACAAAACTATCCGCCCGCATATCCTGCGGATAGCTGGATTGCGATGCCCATAATGTCTGAGGATGATCATCCGTATATGCGAAGATGGACCTGCCATCGAAAAACCCAACGGTCTGGGGATACCCATTATTTGAGTTCCACGTCCCAAAGTTCCAATCTTCAGTGCAAGTCGTTCCACCAAAGTCCCGCATGACCTGTACGGTCACAACGCTTGTGCTGGTGAACACTGTAATAACCCCATATCCGGGCTCAGTCCCCGGCCACGTCAATCTGATTAAACGTCCAACATCCGTTGAAACAAACGGAGTAAACCCCTGAGCCGCAACCGTTACCTCACCGCTTGCCCCATTAGGGCAGAGGAGGCGGGTAGCGGATGAATAACAAAGACAAGCGCTTACCGCCGAATTAGCTTTATTATATTCCTGATATCCAAATTCAAAATGAAGAGCCGCAGAAGTAGTGGTAATTTCATAGCTCTTCCACCCCGGCATAACCTCTTCATCCACATACGTCCCGTCACCAGCAGAAACCCCAATTTTGAGATCAACTGGGCCGGAACCAGAAATTAGAATATGAACAATATGTATAAGGCCGACCGTAGTTGTAACCGATGTTTGTAAAGTCGCGTCTCCGCTCCCACTGGACGTACCGGGGTCAAGCTCAGCTAAGCCCGTAGCGTCCTTGTGTTCTACAAAACCATCCCCTGTACTAGCTTCTGTCCAACCCACCATTCCGTTTTCAAAAAATGGGTTCTTGATCAATTGTTTGGAGAATGTATCTGTCCCATCATTTCTGTCATTATACGGCCCGTCATCGAAAAAGGAGTCAATGATAGACCAGCTTCTATGCCCCCGACGCTCAAGCCTTTTAGGGTGAACATCCGGGTGCAGAAGATAAACAATGTTTCCGGATTGGAAGATTTTCAATTCGCTAAGCTGGGCCGTGGTAAAGGGGGACACTAACTCCATATCAGCATTATCAATTAACGCTACCGTATCGACATACATCGTCTGGGGTGGATCGGAGCGATTGCTGAATTGAATGTAAAAAGTCGTGACTCCGGGGGTAAACTCAATGGAATGTTCCCCCACCCCATGATCCACGCGAGCGATAATATCTTCCGCTCCGGAGGTTGTTCCAACTTGGAACCCAACCTTCCCCGGCCCAACTCCGTCAATCTTAAACTTTAAGACTTGGATGTTATCTTTATCCCCAGAGCCGATTGTCACATCCTGCTCAGCGGCAGTGATGATTACAGAATCTCCCGGAAGCTGTAATCGGCCATTAGTGGCATCATGTAAAATTGCTGAGGACGCGGGGGCAATCGATACCGTTGAAGTCGCCCAATCGTCTGACGCAGGGAGCGTAAAGGCCCCCGGATCAAGCGGCGATACCTCATTCTCAGACTGAGCCGCAGCGATAGCGGCCTCATTACCAAGGTCATACGCTATAAAATTAGTAAACCCAGAAGGAGCTTCACTCGCCCTGTTTCCGTCCGTGTGATGGGATATTGCTAACCAAAGCGTCTTCTCCTCTCCACCTGAAGGCGTGTGGCTTGGAGGATTTGGGGTGGCACTGGTCCCTATAACCTCAGTTGATTCCGGCGTCCCTGAATATCCAGATATATGATACGAAACGGATACCCATCTATCTTGGCTCCCGTCCATTACAACGCTTACACTTGAACCCTCCGCTCCGTCCGAGACTTTATAATACGCAATGTAACGCCTCAATTCATTAGAGCCCACGGCGTTATACATCTCTGTCCACCCTGTCGGTGGGGTGCTAACCGCTGATGCATGGCCATCCCTCAATGTGAGAAAAAACATTAAGAGATTACCGGACACCAAATTCGCAGGTAACTCAATTCCGAGGGTTGTTTGGTCCTGCCCCCCATCAGTCGCCGTCCCCTCTACCGTTGGGAACGCGACACCCGTGGAGACATCATCCCAATCCGTAATATTGGATGTGAAGTCTCCGTTCGTAATTGAGGCGTCAGTATCATCAACCGTGATTTTCCCCTGCCTCCGAAAGAACCTCATATAGAGATCGCCGTGCTCGATCATGTATGAGTCGGTCTGGGAATATTGGAACGGGATTAAAATCGTACTATCGGCTGAGGTTTTAACCTCCGAGACGTGCCTCGTCCCCGGCCTTCGGGTAAACCCTCCTTGAGGGTAAAGGATGCAATTCCGGAGAAGCTTCGCCGCATTGGGATAACGGTCGAAATCCACACGTGCTTCCATACGCGGGGAAAACTCACCACTATTAATACTAGAGAGGAGAGGACTAGAACGGGCCATAGGCTACCCCCAAGAAGTGTCGGGCTCACGAGTGGTTGCCCACAAACCCACACCCAAAAGCTCAGCGTAGTCCTCTACGCCTTCCGCCGATTTAGCGCGAGACAACGCTTTCTTATATTCGTCTTCGATCCGGTCGATATGCGTCACAGGCTTTGACAATGCACTGCCCAAATCCTTAGCCATCAGAAGAGCAAAGGCTTGCTGAAAGGCTGACGACATTACCGCCACATCCTGAAGATCAAAGACATATCGTAGATATGCCGAAGTGGAGTTAGTTTCCAAAACCCTCTCATCTGAGCTTTGGTTTCCAAGTCTGTATTCCGTAAAGGATTGATCGTTATCATAAGGATGGACACTGGCCACCCTGATAAAATCATCGGGCAGGATAAAGGCATTATCCCATCCAAATGTTGGAGCCGTAGCCGATTCCGTTAACTGAGAGCGGCGTGTAGCAAACCACCAAGTATGGGTATTGAGCAAGAACCTCCGATTATGAGAATAAAGATCACGGGCGACCACCGCCTCTTTATAGTTATCGGTCTCAAGATCAGAAATTCTTGACGAACCAATGCGCCGAAGCGCAATGTTTACGATATTGGTTGGAGTGCTCATCTGCTACCCCCTTATAGAGAAGCCTCAGCTTCAGCTTTCGTCTTGAAAGTCTCAGCCACTTTCCCATCCTGCCAAATCTCATACTTGCCAAACCCGCGCCTTACCTCCCGGCCATTAACAATAGGAGGGCCGGGAACTACAACCAGAGGGGGGATAGCCACCGAACCACCGAGACGTAAGTTCTCACGGTTCATAAATTCCTGAGCCTGTTCCTTATCGATGAAAAGGTCGATGCTGTTGCCCTGTTCGTCCTGAACATCAAAGGCAGTACCAGACCTCACAATCCTCAATTCACCCGGTGTACGGGCCCCCTCGGCTCCCGCAGGGGCATATCGAGGCAGAACATTGGTTGGTCCGGTTGGAACCACTTCCAAAAGGCTCCGATCCTCATCCCGAGCGGCCACAATAACCTCAACCGTTTCGATAGCCCGACCGTAGGCGTCACCACCCACTCTCTCAAATCCGGTAATCCTAACGAAGTCTCCACGCCTCAGCGCACCAAAGCACGGGCGCAAGGCAATCGCATAGTCTCCAATGTCCTTGACCGAGATCGGAACTTGAACCTCCCAATGCTGACCGGCTTCCATATCACCAACCGCATGGAGGTTAACTCTCCGGATCGAGTGCTGAGACATTCAAATTCTCCTTCATAGCCGCGCTAAACAATGCGCGAGGTTCAGCCATTTCGTTCTCTTTAACAGAAATCTTGTGATCCTTGGAATTTATCTTCTTCCCAAAATGATCCACTGCGTCATCAACAGATATCCCAGCTTCCGTGAAATCTAGCAACCGCCCTATCTCCTCACGGTCTTGGGCAAACAACTTATCGGAGGATACCTCAATAAATCTCTCAGGGCCAACCACCCTCCCCATAGCCCGAGCAAATACCTCAGTCAGCCTTAGATACCAAGCGATACAGCTTGGTAAATTATCCACCGGCCTCTTCCATCTGAACTCAGGAGAAAAGGCATAATCAAGGGGTCTAAGTTGCCCCTCATTCCATTGAAGCTTCGTAAAGAACGATTCAAAAACATCCTCCGGGTTTCTCCGAAGATGCACAAACTTTGAACGGGGGTGGATCGCAGCAAAAACCGGGGAGAACCATAGCAAGTAAAGTTTCAACACCATCATCGATAGTAGGTGGAATTACCTCTAAGGAAGAAGATAGTTGTGAACCCATAACTGCTCATCCCTTAAACCGTTTAGATGTGCAATGTCTTGGCGAAACCCATCTAGGCGCGTCACCATCTCACCTGTCTCTTTAACGAGAGACTTACGCCGCTCGCCAAGGTCAGGGTCGCCGGATAGCATAGTATCGATCTCCGACAACGCACCCTTGTTCCGCTCAATCATCGACTGAGTGATTTGGATTGAATCCGTAATCGTTTTTATATTTTCTAGGGTGGCCGTCTGCCGAAGAGAGAGCTTCGCTAGAAGCGGATCGTCTTGCCAGAACGGGTAAGGGATGGGTTCATAGGCTATCCCGCTGGAAACGACACGTCGGACCATGATCCCTTTGACTTTGGCTATCTCAATGAAATGGCGAAGACCTGTCCTTTGTTGGACATATTCGGTGCCGTACTCCATATCGACACCCCAAAGGCCAATCTCCGTAGCGCCTTCCTCAATAGCCTGTGCCATCATCCAACTGAATGATGATGTCATAAAAAACGAACCAAATTTATCGACTAGAGGTTTTGGATCAAACGGGATTATTTGGGGGCCAAGGCCATCTTCCGGATAAAACATCCAGACTTCGCATTCATCCGACCATGTTTTAATAATCCGTCGCCACTCTGCCGCCCAATCACGGGGCTCACCTGCGAGCCTATGAAGCTCAAACCAGCGCGTGGCTCTTGTGACATATGCTGCGCGATTGCCAACTCCCCAAATTTCCCAATCGGGGTCTCCAAACGGAACTTCGACAGCCGAACCAGCCGTACCAACTAACGCAATCTTCTTTGTCACAGGCTTCCTTACCTTGGGCTGGTAAAGTGGGGCGGGAGTTTTACCCCCCGCCCTTTAGCCTATTTTACGAGAAGGCTCCACCCTTATTAGCAAGGACGTGCCACCGCGTGGTGGATGTCCCAATAAGGGAGATGTGGTCGCCTTCAGCAAGGAACGTGACCGTTCGATCACCCTGACCGTTCAAGGTCACACCCGTCGCATCCGTCACAACGGTTACTCCCGCCGTAGCCGAGCCAGCGTTGAACAGATCAACGCGAGCGCCGAGATACGGAGCAGCCCCCAATACGAAGGATGAAGCGGTGCCAGTGCCGATCTCGCTAATACCGGGGACTTCGATTGCCGCCGAAGCAGAACCGATGACCCCCATATAACGAGAAGGCGCGGGGTCAAACATGACGACTGGATATGTGTCAGAATTAGCCATAATTTACCCCTCCTTACGTTGACGTGACGAGAGGCAGAGAAGCGGTATCATCGAGCGTAAGCTCGAAACAACCCGTGTCATCGATTAGACACGCTCCACCAGACATCATGTGGTTGACGAAATGGGCAGCACGATCACCATGCCAAGTGATGTCAGCCGAGACGGAATTGCCAGCAGCGGCATTCCCGGAGACTTCACCCGTAGCATACCCAACAGCCGAGCGATGCCAAGCAAAGCCCTTGCCAGCAGCCGTACCAACACCCGAGAGACCCGTGTGGCTGGTAAAGTTCGTGTTCATCCAGCGCCGCCATGTAAAGATTGGCTGGCCCTGTTCCATTGGCTGATTGCCGACTGAGACATAATCAGATGACCGGAATGAATCGACCTTCATTGCCGCCGCATAAGCAATTGGCGTTAGAACAACAAAGCGTTGACCGTCATTGGGAACGTCCGTCGAGTCCAAATTGCGGATAGTCGAAAGCAATGAGTTCTCAACTTGGTGCATGGACCCATAGGTCCAAGTTACTGCCGTCTGAGAGGTGCCATCCATAGCGGTGACGATCTGGGAATCCACCTGCCGACCCAATGCCCACGCGCCACCTTGTGCGATAGCGAGACGTTCATCATGGTTGATCTTAGCTTCATCCAGCTTGTCTACCCAATCACCGGCATAGAAGTCGGAGAGAGAGCAGCTAATCGCCGTATGGTCTTGGTTCATCGGAGTGATGACACCGTGTCGGGCCTTTGTGGTCGCCGTCCCCTTACCGATCTTCTGGAAGGTGGTCGATGACCCCCGAACATTGTCCTTGGTGCGTACAGCCTGTCGAAGATACCCGCCCTGTCGTTGAAACAGGTTATGGACTTCACTTTCGTACTGCACCACGAACGAGGTAGAAATCTGAGTAGCCATACCCAGCCTCATGCGTTTGTGGAGAGATTGAAGTCCGCCTACTTAGGTAGCCAGTACGGTTGAGATATGCCGGTAGCCTTTAACAGGGGCGGCTAAATCATCAACGCAAAACCGGGGCTTTGCAGGTGGCGTTACGTTAGCGGGGCGTCCGAAACGGTAGCCGCTGAAATCTTCACTACAATAAATTTATGAATTTGACAAGCGAACGCCCCCACCAATAGCGGGGGCGCTAATAATTATACAGTGCGGTCGCCCTGCCCAATGATGGGTTCTTCGCCCGCAACCTTGGCATATAGAGCCTGAAGCTTCGTCTGATGAGCGAGGTCTGTATATCCCACTGAACCAACGGGAACAGATTTATTCAGTTCATTAAGCTCGTCTTGAGCCCCAGCCCTCTCTTCCGTCGTCAATACCATTCCGCCCTCTGAGGTAAGCCTTCCAATCTGAGATAGCATCTCGACCACTTCAGGATGATCACCGATCCTCAGCTTGCTCGCACCAATCGTGGATTCCATAAACGCACCAAAGTCAGGGTTAGATTCACCCCTCTTCGCGCCTATACGCTGGGCAAGATTTGTATTGGCCTCATAGTCGTCACCCCACCGCTTTTTCAGCGCGGCGGTTCCACGATCCTGTTCAGCGTGAATTTCCTCAACGAGGTTTTCCCCCATTGTATGGCTTACCTTCAGAAGCTCTCCGACAACCCCATCAAATGCTGTCTGGGATATGTTGGATTTGTGAGCGGCGGGGACAAGAAGATCAATAATACCTTGATCCTGCTCAGTAATTTCCACCCCATCCGGAACTTTGAAGTTCTCCACATAGGCTGATTCCTCATCGGGAACCCCTACCGCCTTGCGGAATTTTGCCACGTCATCATCCGTAGCGTCGTCTGCCGGAACCCGGATACTCTGGGAGTTCTGGGTTCGAAGATCGATGTTGGACTGAATAATATCTCCAACCGAATTAAACCGCGTGGCGATCTCCTTGTGCTTCTCGTCAAGGGTATCCCGCCATGCGTCCTTTTCTCCTTCAGCCGTCGCTGCCGCTTCAGCCGCCTCTGTAGCCGCTGCTGCCGTTGCAGCCTCTTCTGCCGCTAATGCTTCCGCCGCAGCCGCCTCTGCCGCCGCAGTGTCCGGTTCATCAACCAAGTTCAAGTCCTCCATTGAGAGTGTATCTGACATTACGCATCCTCTTCTGCGCTCTCCAAGTCTTTCTTCATATCGGCCAGATGCTTCATGGCCACACCACGCCGACTGCCGTCACGCTTGATCTTTTCGGCCTCAATGAGAGTACGGACATCCTGCTCCGCCCTCCATTTTTTATCTTCAGTCGTTAGCTTCTCTGCCATCTTGGAACCTTTCCACTAATGGAGCCTCGCGCACAACGAAGCATAGTTGAATTTCCTGCATTACTCTACGCATTCCCGCCTTATAGGCCAACGTCCCGTGCTTGTCAGCATCCGGGAGGGAGACGTTAGGATCGCACATCGCTGCTATCTGGGATAAAACTCTCCGACCTTGTTCGCCATCGGAGGTGGCGGAGAACACTGCTATAAAGTCCCTAGCGCGGTCTTGCTCCGTATATTCGTCCCCAACCCTTACGGGGGATAGAGACTCTAATAAATCAACCAGCTTATCCTTGTTGCGCCAAGACGCCTTCAGCCGAAGCCACATTTTTCAATGCCTTACTTGTTGGTTCCACGGAAGCCATTGCCTCCTGCTTCTGCTGTTGCTCAGCACGGCTTGTCCTAAGCCCCTCAACACCCTCAAGGGTTCGCATCCATTTCTGGGGCATCCCGGACCAAACCGGGGCGTCCCTAGTAATCTCATCGCCGTCGAAATTATCCATGATCTCAGGCTGATGAGCCCGAAGAGGCTCAAGAACCTCAAGAGCCCGCGCCATCCCAGCTATCTCAAGCTGCCGCCGTGCCTGTTGGATCGGAGATTGGAACTTGAACGAAATCGTTTGTTCTAACAAAACGTCCGGGCGAGGAGGAAAGGCACCAGCCCTCTCCATAATCCCGAAGGCTCTATCCACCGTCTGACCGATATAGTCAGTTTCCAACCGTCCGAAGACAGGCCCAATCACACGGATAAACTCTTCCTTCCTCTCAAGGATTTCCGTCGCCGTCATCGTGCGGCTTTGGATAGGAAGATTAAAAACATTCTTGAAGAACGCAGCCTCGACATTCCGCCGATAGTCGTTCTGCATCTCTCGACCCAGAGGGATATTCGTAGATGTAGGGAAGGCCCCTATAGGTGCCCCGCTCGCATCGCTCGTGTCCAGCACCGTCACTCCACCGGGGAAGGTTCGCAAGGACGAAAGAATCGAATCATTCTGTACCCAGATCGGCGGATCAACGGCCCGCTGCCCACCTACCAGAAGCGTCTTTCCCATAGCCTGAAGGGTCTTAGCATCAGGCAGAGCCATCATCCCCGGCGACCGGGGGTAAATCTCATCAGGGGATGTATCCCACCTCGGTATAGCTGCGGGGAACTCCATGAACCCCATCTCAGTAATAATCTGCTCACCCTTAATATCCAGAACCGCAGAGAGGAATGGCATATTCATTCCACCAAACGTGCTCGCGGTCTTATCCCCTTGAGGAACGACGATCTGGACTATCGGAAATCTCTCTGTACCTTTTTGTACCCGGCGCAAAGCGTCAACAATAACTGTCGAGGGAGATTTCCCCACCCTTTTATAAAGACCCTCCACCTGACGAGGGGACATCATCTCCGTAACGGCGATCTTATCTATGATCCCGTCTTCATTCTCATCATAGGCAACCTTGGACGCATGGAATGATCTAAAGAGTAATCCATTCCGAGTTTTATTCTCCTGCAACCAAAGGGTTCCCCACCCAATAGCCGCTAGGCTCTGATCTACTTCACCAGACCGTTGGATAAATCGAGCGCCCTTGGAATAGATCGAACGCCACATCCGCTCACGGACAATCTCAAGCCATATCTTGGATTCATCTATTGCCGCGATCTGTTCGTCATCAACGGTGGGTTCAAACCAATTTGAGGTCTTAGGCTTCATCAACCCATCAAGGGTGCTCGCCAAATCTCGAAGAGCAATCCGGGGAGTGCCATCATAAATAGCCGTCTCCCGAGATGTCCCACGAGTATTCTGACGAATGAAATCATTCTGGTTTGGCTGCAACACATCGGTCAAGTCTTGCCAATAAGACAACCAATGTGATTGACGGCCTCTCAGAGAAGACCATTCATCCGCTAAGATTTGGAAGCTGGCCATAAGCCCTTATGCGGAGCCGAGAGTGGGACGAGCGGCACCAGAGCTACCAAGCGCCCCAACCTTTACGCCACTCACCGCACCACCCCTGCGACCAGTGCGGGATTTTTCCCGAGCCGCCGTGTCTGAAGATTGCACCGGAGTCCTTGCCGCTTTAGCTGGCTTCGGGAATTTGATGGGTTTAGGCTTGTTAACGGCCCCGCCGATAATCGTACCAGCCGCACCAATCAAAGCAGGGATAATTATTTCAGCCATAGCGATCACCACTTAAAAGGGTTGAAACCATCGTAATCTTCAACAACTATGCGGCGCGGTCTCTTTCTCGTCGCATAGACAATCTGCTGATTGCGTCGTTCCGCAAGATAACCTGCAAGACTTTCCGCTGTCCACCCATTAGCTTTCTCACCTTGCGTAGGCTCCGGTGGAGCTAACCCTGTATCAACTGCAACCCCAAGCATTTAATGCTCCGTGGCACCGCCCCTTAGATTCTGAACCGCTGCCTCCGGTCCCAGATATTCAATGACCTGATCGCATTGCTTATTCGATAATCTGTCCCCCGGATGGGAAAGGGAGTGTATCCGCCGTGTGGTCGCCCTCAATTTTGCCAAGTCCGCTTTATCGAGGTCAAGAACAAATCCTGTTTCCTTCGTAATCAATGGGCGAGGCATTGCCGTAACCGGGGCATTAGCTACCATCAATCTGACATTGGGGCCACTTATTTCGTCAGGGACCACCGGAACACGATCCTCTCCGGGTTGCTTTTCCTCAAACGAGAAAGGCCCAACCTCTACATAGTTCTCCATTGCGGCTTGATCTGCCACCCCCCGGCAAACCACCTTCTTCCAATGGTCGAGTTCTTGACGGGTTTCCGTCCCCGTCATCCAAATGGCTATCTCAACAATATCACCGGGAACCATTTCAGTCTCCGTTCATTCAACTGTAAATTCAACAATCGAAAACACGCCGCCGTGGGTTGCGCTTGCCCCGTGGCCGTAATGTCCACACCCTCCAAAGGTGATCCCCACCCGGCCAAGGTTGTTCAACACCCCCTGAAACTTGTCAGGAGCGTCCACAGCGACTTTTCCTAGAACACTGGACCATTTATCCAGATCAGCCGCAGATGCCGTTATAGTGGCCTCTCCGTCATCCATCGCGAATGAATCTGATCTTGACCACCAGCGGCCAAACTCATTCGCCCAATCATCGTTTTTCTTTTGCAGGATGATTCTTGCATGGGCTGTCTGGGTACAATCCTTCCCTTCAGGATCGGCTAGAATTTTACCGTCTGGCATATCAATCTTGATGGTAACGCTTATGTCCCCTGCTGGGGTGCTGCGATCATCCCGCATGAGGTATCCGACCTCATCAGGGGAAACCGGGAAATCAAACGACACCCCACCATTAGCCAGATCATTCAAAGGTATTTCCTTGGTTTCCATCCCCCAGACAGACCATGTATCGGACCCGCCTGAGAAATGTGGAACTTTTGAATCTGGATTGCTTCCGCCGCCGCACGATGCAAGAAGTAGGGCAAGCGCGATAGCAAGTGATTTCATCTTCACGCGCCAGTGATTTCGTCGAGGAAGTTGCCCGTAGCAATCGCGAGTGCAGACCAGAATGGCCGCAGCCTATGTCCCGCAGGAGGTTCCTGATCGACCAGCATTTTCAGGTTCATGGACAACAGCCGCAGCACATC